TGAGTAGAAAATGGAACTCAATGATGATGGGTTTAAAAATGCAGGGTAAAAATGGTTTATTTACACCGCCTACATACAGCCACATTTATAAACTATCAACCGTTCAGATGTCTAACGACAAAGGAACATGGTTTGGTTGGGATGTGTCTAAAGTTGGTCCAGTCACAGATAAGGGAATCTATGATATGGCTAAAAACTTTGCAACAAGTGTAGGTAAGGGTGAAGTAGAAGTTAAACCTGAAACTCAAGAACCAAAAAAATCTTTAAATTTATAAGATCCTAGGTAGTGGGCGTCTAAGCGAGAGTGGATACGCCCACTTTTAATTTATGAATGATAAAGTAAATAAAGCTCCGGTTACGTACGAAGATTGGATAGATCTGGGACGGGTGATCATACCCTGCGATACAAAGCAGGCTGTGGTCGAAAAATGGTCCGACCCGGATTTTAAGATTACGAAAGAAGAATGGAGAATAGAACACGCAACAAGACAGATAGGACTCAGACTAGATCAATACATAGACTTTGATATTGATAATCCAATTGTAAAAAAATTTGTTGGCAATCACATAAAATCTTGTGGTGCTATATTTGGAAGAAAAAATAATCCATCAAGTCATTATCTATGGTCTGGTACATCGGACTATAAAAAGTTTTCATTACCAAAAGAATTAGAAAATTATTACAAAGATTATAATCACGGTGCAACTCTTTGTGAAATAAGACACGGTGCAAATAAATACACATTAGTTCCAGAAACAAAATATCATTCAACAAACGAAACAGTTAAGTGGGTTAAGTATGATGGTATAGATGAATACTCAGGCAATTTAAAAGTAGATTTAGGTAAGATAGCATTATCTGCAGCACTATGTATTACGTATGCAGGATCAGGACAAAGAGATGATTATTGCACTGCGATAGCAGGAGTTTTATTAAAACATACAGAGTGGAACACAAATGATATAGACGACTTTATTTATCAAATAGCTGTCATAGCAAAAGATGAGGAACACAATAAAAGAAAAGGCAAAGGCACTTCACATAAAAAAGCAAACAGAAAATTTGGTATGCCAAAACTTGCAGAGATAATAGGTTGCTCTACAAAAACAATAGCAACACTATTTAGTTGGATAGGTGTACAGGAAGCAACAAGTGAAGAAGCAAAACAATCAATAGGTCAAATTATAGAGTATGGTAGTGATAGATATTTTGTAAAGATAAACGCTGTAGTGCAGGGGGAGGCTGTAGAAAAAACAATTACAGTTGACGGTCCTACACTTAGAAACAAAAAATTATTTTATGACGCTGTAATTAGTAAAGCATCTGTTTGGATTCCAGAAATGAAACCTGCAGACTTTGAAGAGATAATGCGTAGAAAGTATGAAGCGAGAGAAAAATCAAAAGACTATGTGGAGGATGCACAAGAAGATTTAAGATTTAAAAAACATTTTGATAATTACATTGCAGAAGATAAAGCATATACAACTAAAAAAGAATTAGCATATTCAGGTTTACCATATTTCAATATAGAAAAAAAAATTTTAGAATTTAATTTAGATAGATTTGAAGATTATCTACATAGACAAAAAGTAAATTTAGCTAGAGTTGATTTAGTTATTAAATGTCAACAAATATTAAAAGCAAAAAAGAATCACGGAAAGTTTGCCGGTAAATCTTGTGTGTCGTGGCGTATATTAAATAGAGATGTTGATAAGGATGATTTGATAATAGAGGGTGTATACAATGAAATAAAACAGGAGATAACAAATGACTAAATTACAATTTATGGTGGGACCACCAGGGACTGGTAAAACTTCCACATTTATTACAAACAAGTATGTAGAGTTATTAGAAAAGTATAATGACTACAAAAGAATAGTAATCTTATCGCATACAAATGTTGCAGCTGATGAAATTAAAGATGAGATTTTAAAGTTAGAACAAATGAAGGGTGTCACGAAAAAAGCATTAGAACATAATATTTGTACAATACACCATTATTGTAAAAAGAAAGCAACAATTGGAGAACAAGTTCTTGATTATGATGATTATAAAAATCTTTGTAGAATAGATAGCATATTTCAAAGACATAAAGTTACACAATCACAATTTGATAATAGAGAACACGGTTATTTTAAATTTGTAAAAGAAGCGTACGGTTTTAATAGATCTTTAAAAGAACATTGGAAAAAATCTGATAAAAAATATCATGGATATTCTATAACAGACATAGAGTACATGTCACCAATTGTAGAAGATTACAATAAAAAAAATAGTAAATTAGATTTTCACGACATGATTAAAAGATTTATAGAAAAAGCAGTCGAACCTGACATAGATGTTTTAATCGTAGACGAAGCACAAGACAGCAATAAAACACAAAAAATAGCTTTAGATAAAATAGCTACAAATGCAAAAGAGTATTGGTTTGTAGGTGATCCAGATCAAACTATATTTGAATGGGCTGGTGCAAATGCAAAAGAATTTTATGAATTATCAAAAGGTGCAAAGGAGTTAGAGCAAGGTCATCGATGTAGCAAAACTATTAATGCTTTGTGTAAAAAAATTATAGAACCTATTTGGAATTACTATGGAACACATAGAGTATGGAAACCAACAGATTATGAAGGTAATCATTATTATTTACCTAATTTAATTACAAACTGCACTGCTATGAAAACTTTATTAGATAAGATAAAAAATACTAACGAAACATTTTTATTTACCTACCGTCAAAAACCATCTGATGCATGGGTAAAAAAATTTTTTAAACAACACGGAATAGAGTTTGCACATGTAGGAAACACGGCTCACGTACCAAAAAAAGAACTTAGATGTCATAAATTATGGCCAGATTTTGTAAAAGGTAAACCAGTATCATTAAAACAAATAAAAGACTTTTGGAGTTATATAGGTAGTAAAGTTATTGTACACGGTAAAGGTGAAGAAACTTTCGATGAGTGGATTGACCAAGAATACACTATTAAAAATTTAATTGATAAAAAATATTTAAAACAAACCAATGAAACTGATTTTTCTTTAGTAAGAACTAAAACAGATAAGGACAGAATTTTATATATTAAAAAAATACTACGTAATGGATGTGATTTAGATGGTGATATTAGAGTTAAATATGCAAACATACATACGGTAAAGGGTTTAACTTTTGATAACGTAATCGTTGATGATACAAGATTTAGACCAGAAGATTGGTTTAGTCAGTTAAGATTAAAATATGTGGCTTACAGTCGAGGACGATTTGATTGTTGGACAATATCATCACAAGATAAATATAAACTAGGAGAGCGATGATAGCAAGAATGGATTTATTAACAATAACAATGTTCACATGTTTGTGGATTTATTTACATTTAATAACATAAAGGAGAAAAAATGTATGATATAAAAGCACATGAAGTTATATATCGTGGTGCCCATTTTAGAAGTAAAAATGAATGTAAACGATATATATTTTTTAAACAACTAGGCTGGAACATAGAGTATGAACCAGTTTTAGAAGATGTAAAAGGGTGGTTGCCAGATTTTGCCATCTATGGTGATAAAGGTAGAAAAATATTAGTTGAAGTAAAACCTTATCAAACTAGAGAAGACTTTGAAACAGATTATGCAAAGTCAATAGAGAAAAAAATACACAACAGTGGTTGGTATGGTAATTATGATTCTGTTTTAATTTTTGGATCAGTTTTAAGTTTAGGAGAAGATGGAGGAGGTGGTTACTCTTTTGTAGGAGGAAAATGTTGGAGAAGTTCCGAATATCGTGGAGAACATCACGATCATTATTTATTTGACCCTAATGAAGAAAAAAGAAAAATTGTTAATAATCACATATATGATTGTGATGATTTTTTTGCTTATAGTAATGAATCTTTTAAATATAAAACATCAAATATAGATGTTTGTGACGAATATAACTCTTACATAGGGCATATTTATGGAAGTTATAACGGAGGTTATTCTTTATCTAAAAAAGGAAAAGAAAAAATAGAAACTGCATGGAATCACGCAGGTAGTGAAATGAGATACGTTAAGAGGGTAGCATGACAGACAGTAGTATATTTAAAGGAACAGGATATAAATCATTAGACAAACAGCATGGGGGGAGTCACTATAAAAAATTTAAAATTCAACCTGCAGAGTTTATAAATGAGAATCAATTGCTTTTTGCAGAAGGAAATGCTATTAAGTATATATGCAGACACTCTGCGAAAGGGAAAGAAGAAGATATTAAGAAAGCGATACACTATTTAGAAATGATATTGGAGAGAGATTATAATGTGTAATACACCCGAAGATCTAGATCTTGATGGTATTGATACAGTTGCTGTTGATATAGAAACATACGATCCTAATCTTAAAACAAAAGGTTTGGGTGCAATACGTAATGATGGTTTTATCTGTGGAATAGCGGTCGCAACTGGTAAAGACACTGCATATTTTCCTCTACGTCATTCTGATACCGACATAGACTATCAAAGAATAGATAAGATATGGCAAGTGTTAAACGATAAAATATTTCAAAACGAAAATATTACAAAAGTATTTCACAATGCAATGTACGATGTTTGTTGGATTAGAGCAGTGACAGGTATGATGATGAAAGGTAGAATAGTTGATACCATGATAGCTGCATCTGTCATTGATGAAAATAGATTTAGATACTCACTAGATGCACTATCAAAAGATTATCTTAACGAGGAGAAATACAAATACGATTTACAACAAAAAACTTTGGAATGGTCTGGTGGTACGGTCAAGGACCCGATGACAAACATGCATAAACTACCTGCATCAATTGTAAAAGAGTATGCAAAACAAGATGTAAACTTGACTTATAAGTTATGGAATATTTTTAATAAAAAAATGGACGAAGTATTATACATTAAAGATGACGGAGAACAAAAAACTTGTAGAAAAATATTTGAATTAGAAACAAAATTATTTTTATGTTTAGTTGACATGAAATTTAAAGGCGTTAGAATAGACGTCGCAAAAGCAATTGAGTTTGGAAGACATCTCAAGAAACGTAGAGATCAAATTATAAAAGCAATTGAAAATAAAACGTCAGTTAAAATTGATATCTGGGCTGCATCATCGATAAAAGTTTTGTTAGATCATTTGTGTATTAAAGATTACAAGGTTACTCCTAAATCTAAGATGCCACAATTACCAAAAGACTATCTTAAAACACACAAGAATAAATGTTTGCGTATGATCGCAAAGGCAAGAGAATATGATAAAGCGGTAAATACATTCATAGATGGCCTGTTAGATTATGTACATGAAGGCAGAATACATGCAGATATAAATCAAATTAGATCAGACGCCGGTGGCACGGTGACTGGTAGATTTAGCATGTCAAATCCTAATCTACAACAGATTCCATCTAAAGGGTATATTGGCAAAAAAATGAGAGAGTTATTTATACCTGAAGAGGGACATAAATGGGGTAGTTTTGACTACTCACAACAAGAACCACGTATTGTGGTGCATTATGCTATCAAACTGGGCCTAGCAGGCACGGAGAGCCTTAAAGATGAATTTGATAAGGATGATGCAGATTTTCACCAAATCGTTGCTGACATGGCTAATATCTCCAGGAAACAGGCAAAAACAATTAACCTAGGTCTTTTCTACGGAATGGGCAAGATAAAATTACAAAAAGAATTAGGTTTAGATAAAGTTAAAGCAAAGGCTTTATTTAATGAATACCATGGCAGGGTCCCTTTTGTTCGAGACCTTTCACAACAATTAATAGAATTTTCAAAAGAAAACAAACTGCTGTTTACACTACATGATAGATTCTGTAGGTTTGATAAATGGGAGACAACCAACAAAGAGTGGAATCCTGAAACAAACAGATTTAACGAAGTGCCCTTGTATACTAAAGAACAAGCGAAAGAGGCTTTTAAGGCTGAGATGTTAGAAAAATTTAAAGAAAACAAAATAGATCCAAACTACATGGATTATTTTGAAAGATACTACACACCTGCGTTTACATACAAAGCCCTGAACAGATTGATACAAGGATCAGCCGCAGATATGACAAAGAAGGCCATGGTAGATCTTTATGAACAAGGTATAATACCACACATACAAATACACGATGAACTTTGTTTTTCGACCACGGACCACGAATCAGAAAAAATTAAAAAAAT